AACTTAGAGATTAATCCTAGCTAAATGCGTTAATCCAAGTTACATCCGTGCGACTATCCTGAATCATCCAGTGCTTAGAAGACGTGCACACAAGCTTTAAGTGGGCGCCCTTCTTGGTAGCATCGCCAAAACCAAGCTTACGGTGGCTATGGAATGATGTAGCAATTGCACTAGCTGTGAACTTGAGAGCGTAACCATTGATAGTGTGGCTTGTTCCGCTGTCGAGTAAAACTTCAGCTGCCGCATTGCTGTTTACGACTACCAGAAATTCGAGAGAATCTCCAATTGCGGGGTCTGTCGGCAAAGTTAAAGTAATGTTACCCGCGCTAGATGCGTCTATTAAAATAACAGTACCATAGTGATCAGCAGTGATCGTTGTATCCGCGCTGAGCGCAGATGTGATCGCGTGTTTTCTAACTTTAAGATCATTTGTGTTTTCGTTAATCAGGCTTTGAATTCTAGCCCAACCTACTCTTTTTGTTCCCATAATATATTTCTCCTTATAAAAATTAATTAGGTCAATTAACGAAAGGAATATTCCTCTCGCCTATAAGTAGTTTCGGACAAACGAAAGCCCCCGTCAAAGACGGAGGCTTTACATTTATATTGCTACTAGGTTTTAGCTAGTTGCGCCTGCTTCACCCATGAGGCCGCGGACGACAACAAGACCGTACATATCAGGACGCACCATTTTCTTGGCATAACGCGTCATGACTCCCTTACGGGGCACGAAGTCTTCTGGTCCGAAGATCGTAGGTGTGGTCTGCAGGGGCACATAAGGTGCATACACATAACCGCTTTCAAGGAAGCTGCTACCACGACGACCAATCAGGAGAACGTTACGAAGGAAGTATGGATCCACGATAACGTCAAACTTCTTGGAAAGGCTACCGACCTTGACAGCACCGACAGAGCCGGTCTCATCATCAGCGGTAACGCTTGCACGGAATCCGGCAGTGAACTCAAGGATGTTGGCAACTTCAGGTCCGCAGACGATAAAGTTAGCACCACCACGAAGAGTCTTTCTGTGGATTTGTGCCGAGACATCGTTAATTGTCTCGATAAGAGTCTCATACCACTCACTCACTGTTCCTGTAAAGTCAGGGGCAGCGGAAGCAGCACCAACCTCTACACCGGTATCTCGGTTTAAGAAGAGGCCAGGGGAGCGACTCCAGTAGTAGGTAGCTGCCTTAGCACCATTCACGAGGTCAGCAAGGATCTCGCGATCAATCTCAAGAGCAATCTGCTCAGAGAGGATGCTTGTAAGCTCGACCTCTGCATCAAGGTTGTGGTAGGCATTAAGATCCTGTCCTAATTCCGGAGTCCACTTAGCCTTGAGCTTCTTGGTCATCGCTGTAACGGCAATGCTATCCACCTTGATGTCGATCTCAGGGATAAGCTCTTCGTTTTCAAGACCCCAGTCAACGGCACCAACAACGGAACCAACTGCGTTGGATGTTGTGATGTTGTCACGGATGGGGAACTCTAACTCAAGAGAACCAGTGATGGTTGCAACAGCCTTATATTCCGAAGGCATAACACCTGCGGAGCTAGATGCACCGAACATGAGAAGATGGACGTTGCTCGCCTCAAGTGCGCCAGTCTGCTGAGTGAGACGGCGAATCTGAACCGCGCTAGGACCAATTCCCAGACCAGCGTCGACAAGACCCAAACTTCCCGTGAACGCGAACGCTCCAAGGTTATCATAGTCTGCACCAGTTCCATTAGAAGCAGTCAAGAGGTTACCGGGGATTGCGATAACAGCCCAAGCATAACTTGCAGCGTCTGTGGAAGACGAGAGCGCAAGAATGTCGGGATCATAAAGAAGATACTTTCTCTTCTGCTCTTCACTTGTTCCAGCAAGAGTAGCAGCATCCAAACGATAAACAGTCTTCTGCTTGGTGATGGAGCCTGTGGGAGATCCATAAGCGTAACCGCGAGCACCGACTGTGCGGGGGCCCGAGAGGTCCTGCTTAAGGGATCCAACGAGATCCACACCACCAGTTACCTGGCTACCAACCTCGTTCGTACCATAAATGGACTTGTCAGCGGTGTTGCCGAGACGGTCAGTCATGGTGCTACTCGCGCCAATATTGGGCGAGAACACGAAATCGAGGAAGAAAATGAGTCCCGAGGGGAGACTCATGGGCTGAACGCTAACGAGGTCGTTAGCAATTAAGCCTGCGAAAACACGACGAACGATGGGGAATGCGACGGCTGCGAAGCCCTCAACATCACCTGCCTGCATTGTACTGTTCTCACGAAGAAGTTCTTTAGCCTGATTCTCTAAGAGTCGAGCCATAGATCCCTTCTTTCGGTCATTATCAAGACCCTCTAAGAGTCCTGTGCGCTGCCACTTTTCTAAAAGTGCATGACCTTCAGCGCGCATATCGCGGTTAACGATACCTTCCGTTAACCTTTCTACGATACCAGCCATAATTAATCACCTCCTTATAATATAATGATTTTTATTTTATTCCAGCTAATCTCTTCATGCGATCCTGAAAAGGATCAGAAGAGGACTTCTCATGACGAGAAGCACGAATTACAGAAGAACGACGAGTGATTGCCTCGCTCAACGATTGTGGGCTCTTTTTGGGAGTAGCCTCCGTTGTGCTTTGAAGCGTGTCAAAAATTGTTCTTGCTTCTGTAACTGAACCGGCGTGTGAAATAGCTTCGACAATTCTTTCTTTTTGTCGCTCATTTAAGGAGGTATTTCTCAAAACACGGTTCGTGTAAAGCAAGCGAGCATTCGAAAGATTTACATCTTGTAAACCCTCCTTCAACTCTTGAGTTGCCTGCTTATATTGTTTGTTTTGCTCTTTGAGTTGTTTATTCTCAAAAACTAACTCTTCTTGAGCTTTCTTCAAAATTTCTAAATCGTCTTGCACATCGGTGCTACGGCGGTGGGCGAGTTCTTTTTCTATCTGCCACCTCATATCCTCAGAGGACCGGCCGGCCCAACCCTTAAGGGTGGCGCCCATGTCAACGGTTAAGCGCTCTGCAATAGCATCTGTGAGCGCATCTATATCAAACTCTTCGGTAAGGCCAGGAATATCCTCTGTATCTTCGGCATCGGCAGATTCTTCTGCTGCCGAAGCGGCGCCCTGAGATGCATCTGAATCTCCATACTCGGTGTCTTCGTCATCATCTTCCGCTAAAATATCATAAAGTTCTTGTTCCTCAAGGATGATCTCTTCTTGATCGTCCAATTCCGAGGAAAGGGCCCTAACGGCCTCTTGAAGAGCATCAAGTTCCACATTAAACTCCACCTTTTGGCCTCGTGAAGGAATGCCGCTGGGCATATCCCCTTCCTGGTCATCTAAAACATCTGTTGCGCCGAGGGGAATGTCTTCTCCTCCAATGTCTTCAGGAGGGGCGTCGGCACCGGCGCCGGCGGACGGATCCTCGGCGGCCATAGGATCGGCTGCTTCTTCGGCGCCGAACTCTCCGCCCAAATCCATCTCCAGTTCATCTTGTTCCAGCAACTTCGTAAGAGCACCCTTAACTTCGGCTGAATACTTTTCGATAATTGAGGCCTCGGCGTTCTTGAGGGCTGCCTCTTTTAATGCTTTGGCATCTATAATTGCTTCTTTCAATAAATTAGACATTCACGAACTCCTAAAAAAAACTAATTCAAAATAAATAGTATCTAGAGTTCCAAAATCCCCCGATTCACGAACCTTTGCTGCCAATAAGCCACCAATTTTCTCCATCCGACTGAAGTGTGCGGCATGAGTAGTTCATTTTTATTACAATCTCGGTCGAAATATCAATTTTGCCCTCGCTGGCTACAACTTTAACGGGGCCCGAGTTTAACTTATACTTGTCGCTGTTAACTTTTTTCAACACTAAGATTCGGCCTCGGTTATTGGCAGCAGGAGGAAGCAGAATACGTATGTTATGCTTTCCCGAGTCAATAAGGAGGGTATAATCGTCTTCTTGAACTTCGTATTTCTTACCTTTAACTGACTTGATCGCTCGGGAAACTTGTCCGTGAGTTCGGACCGGTCCTAAAAATTCAGCAATATGAGAATTCTTAATCTTGTGAGATCTCAACGTTCCATCGAGATTTAAAATTTTGTGCTGCGGGCTGAAGGTAAGAGCGTTAGAAGATAGAAAGCCATTTTTACCCTTAAACTGAAGTGCATTAATATCTCCCGTAGGGTGCGGTGCTCGATCGGAGATATAACGCCCATATAAATTGCGAAGTGTGGTGGAGCGCACTTCGTTTAACGATTCATCATAAACAAACAATGTGTCATCATCACTCAGGTTTTGGCCGTTTTGAGTAATGCTTGCGCATGCCTTGGTGTCTAGCGCCAGTCGGCGCCCCTTAAAAGACAACCCACTTTGAGGAGATACGCCGATCTCTATTCCATCTTCGTCACAAGAAATTCCATCGCCAGCCTGAACCTGCAAGGCTCCCCGCACGCTATGCAGCCCCAATCCGACTTTTAACGATTCAGCCGGGATCGTTCCAGAAAATTGCGCAACCGGCAAGTTTTTAAGTCGAGAGCCGTCGCCCTCCAACACAGAACACACATGAGGAACATAAAGAGTTTTTCCTTGATAGCGAAAATCGTGATGAGTTTCTGCTTGTTGTCTGCCCTTATAGATAACGATGCCGCCGGGCGACTCTTTCTGGAGGCTCCTGATCGGCAAATCATTAGCCGTGATGCATGGTGCGCGTGCATCCGTATCGTAGAACACGCTAGCACTCACTGTGCTTTTAAATACTTTTACTCCCTCAATCTCTTGATCGGCGTGCTGATCCACCGATCCTTCTACCATCCCCTTTAAAACATTATATGCCATTTTTTGATCTCCACAGTAAATAGTTGCAAAAAAAAAGGATGCCTCCCGTAAAGGAGACATCCAAAGATTTAAGGTAAAGACCCCAAACCAAAGTATAACTTCGGCTTAGAGGACGAACCAAGCAGTGCCATCAAGAGCGATGAGTGTAACAGCAGAGCCAGTCGATTCAAGCTGAATCGAGGAAGCAGCTTCGATCGTATCATCACCTGCAGCAGCAAGAATAAGATTACCGACACCGCCCGAAAGCTTGATGTAGACAGTCTTACCTGCGCTAGCAGCGGACATGGTAACAGTGCCACCATTAGCCGAAGTGATAAGCGCGAAGTCAGTTGCAGCAGAAATAGTTCCACCAGCAGCAACCTTCTCAACATCCTTGGCAACGTCAGCACCAACAATACTATCAACGTAGATTGTGGACCAACGAAGTGCGGAAGTTCCTAAGTTGTGTGCGCTGTCTTGCGTAGGCTTGACATCGCCACTGAACCAACCAACACCACCAACAGAAAGAGCGCCAGAACCAGAGACGGTTGTGAACTCAGCTGCGGCTTGAGTGGTTGCACCGATAGCAGTGTTATCGATAGCACCGCCGTTGATGTCAACAGTAGTAAGTGTCGATGTGCCAGTAGCAGTGATCGCGTCGATGTAACCATGATCGATGTGTGCTTCAGCAAACTGCTTCGAAGACGTGCCGAGATCAGCAACACTATCAACCAGAGGAACAATGTCCGCCTGGAATGTAGCGATACCCTGAACAGCAAGCGTGGACGAACCACTCATGGTGGTTGCGCTCACAGCAGCAGGAGTTGTGGAACCAAGAGCAGCAGGAGCAGCCCAGTCGTTACCATCAAGCTTGTCAGCGTTGAGGTTGTCAACTTTGGTTGTCGAGCTAACAGAAAGAGGCGCAGTGCCTGTCGCGATATCAGAGACAAACTGAGTTGCGCGAAAGGTGAAAGCACCAATGTCAAGGTTAGCTTCGGCAGTAAGACCACCAACAGTAGCAGTTCCGCCCTGAAGATCCAGGGAGTTAGCTGTTACAGCGGTAGCGCCCAGAGTTGTTCCGGACATTGAGGTGAACACAGCAGTGCTCGGAGACTCGCTACCGATTGCAACACCGTCAAGCTCACCAGAGCTGATGTAGGCAGCGACAGCATCGCCGTCAGTACCAAGCTGATCGATATATGCGATACCATCGACATAGAGATCCTTCCACTGAGCGCCCGACGAACCAAGGTCCGAAGAATCATCAGCCAAAGGAAGCAGGTTAGCACCAAAAGTGGCAGCACCTCCAACCTGAAGAACACCAGAACCACTTAAAGATGTGGCGGTAAGCGCGCCGGCAAGCGAAAGCTTAGCCTTAGAATTACCGGAGTGATCGTATACTTCAAGATCACCCTCTTGAATTAAGGAGCCGCTCATACGAGCACCTCCTACTTGAAATTTATAAGCCATTAATAAAACCCTCCATAT